ATGGAGCTATGACAATGTAACTGGTGGAGAGTCAATCAAAGCAAATAATGATGGCGCAAACACAAAGACATTGTTGTTTGGTTCACAGGGCGTGTACCCATTTGAGTACGCACTCCAGGTAACTGGTAATGCCCCTGGTTCAACAGCATCGGTAACAAAGACCCGCAAGTTTAATACTAAGCGTGCAGTGTCAATGACCACTTCAATGATTTCAATGAAGAGAGCTGAAGCAACCGTGTTTGAAGTATCGTTCCGTGTTTTGCCAGTAACTGGTGATACAGGCTACGAATACGGCAAGATTATTGATCAGCAATAATTAACACCAAAAATTTGTACTAAGTAAAAACTCCTGGGAATCGGTATGATATACTGAAACCTGGGAGTTTTTCTTATATTCCCTACGATTATAACAAGGAGCAATATTTAAACATGACAACAAATAACGATTTGTTCAAGGGTACTGAGATTACATTTTCTGATGGAAAAAAGAGAGTAGTTAAGCCTTTGACGATTAAGCACCTCCGTGAGTTCATGAAGGTTGCAAACGAAATGAAGACTGATAACGAAGCGGGTATGACTGATGATGATATTGATAAGATGATCGCAGCAGCTTCTATTGCTTTGCGTAAGGCAGATCCAGAGTTGGCAGCAAACCGTGATGCTCTTGAGGATATTCTTGACCTCAGAACATTCGGTGAAGTAATGGCTGCTGCAATGGGTAACGACCCAAACCAATAAACGGGGAAGGTGGAGGCGGTCAGCCTCTATCATGGAATGAGATCCCCCTTCTGAAGTATGAGTCAGAAATATTTGTTCAAGTCGGTGCATGGAGAAGTCTAGAGGAATTAGAGGAGTCTTTAATTCTTCACGAAATGTTTCTTCTGTACCGAGCTTGTTCAAATGAATATAGTAAAGAAATTAAAGCCCTAGCTCTTTCCCAAGGAGCAGATGTTGACTTTGATGAAGACTGGTATTCGCCAGAAGATAAAGTTCCAGATGAGCCGATGAGACCGTTTGAGGTCATGAGCTTCGGTATTCCATTAGGCTACACGCAGGAATAATGATTGCTATTTACTGTATAAAATGGGATAATCTATATTGGTACAAATATGTCTGATGTAGATCTAATAATTAGCGTACATACTACGGGTGTTAAGGATGTCGCTAATTTAAGCGCATCTGTACGAAATCTTGCTCTTAACCTAAAGGGTGTAACAGTGCCAATGAGGGCACTGGATAGCCATGCTAAAGCTGTCAATAAAGCATTAGGCATCACGAGCAAAGGTGTTAATCAACACGCTAATAGCTTAAAAGAACTAAAGAGAAATCAAGCTGCTCTTTCTGAAGAGAGCAAGCGCCTCCGCTCTAATATTCAGAACTATAACCTCGCAATATTAAAAGCTGGTGGTCCTACAACAAAACTTGGTAAAGAGCTAACTTTTACTCAAAATCAACTCAAGGCGTTTTCAACAACACTTCGTGGTTTGAGAATTAGGTCTTTTGGATCAGACCTCTCTAATATCTCGCTAAGACTTCAGAAGATGGGTAAGGATGCCCAATTCGTTGGTAGAAGCTTGATGATTAACCTTACAGCACCATTGTTGCTGTTTGCAAGAACTGGTCTACAAAGTTTAGTTAAAGTTGATGCTGCTCTTGTAAGACTAACAAAGGTTCTTGAAGGCGTTGCAATGACAGCCGAACAGGCTGATAAGAAGCTTGGCAAGGGTCTTGGTGGTGCAGAGCGCCAGGCTGCTATTAACAAAATGGTTGATTCATTTAAGGCTCTTGATTTTGCGTTAACTGGTTTAAGTAATAAATTTGGTGTATCAAAAGATCTTGTAGTTGGTCTTGCAACAGATTTTGCTGAATTGGGAATTAGTGCTAATGAAAATATCACAGCACTTACAGAGCTAACACTTGTTACTGAAAAACTCGGCAACATGGATGCCGCTGGCGCACAAGACCTTTCCCAGGCTTTGTATTTCAACTCGGTTAGAGCTCTTGAGGCATCTGGTGCTTTTGCTAAATTAACAAACGCAAGAGACCGTGAAGCAAGAGCAATCGCAGCGGCTAAAACACAGCTCAATATGTTTAACAATATTGAAAATGTCACGGCGCTAACTCTAAAGGACTTGTCTGAGTCACTTCCAGAACTAGGTTCAATGGCAGTGAGCTTTGGCTTGTCAATGACAGAGGCAGCAGCATTGCTTGCTCCTATGAAAGCTGCTGGTCTTGATGTTGGTGCTTCTGCAAACTCAATTAAAGTTTCATTGCAAAGAGCAATCAGTCCAACTAAGCAAAACACAGAATTGTTAGCAAGTCTTGCTAAACAATATGGAGTTGCATCTGATACTCAGAATATTTTTAATAAAACAACAAAAACTGGGTTGACTGGTCTTCAGGGTATTGTTGATGTATTTATGAAGGTTGAGGCAAGCTCTGCTGGAGCAGAGGGTGCCCTCAAGCTTATGTCTGAAATCTTTGAGAAGCGTCAGGGACCAAGAATGTATATTGCCATTCAGCAGATGGGGCAATTTGATAGAGAACTCAATAAGGCTACAAGAAGCGCTAATACATCAGAAGGGATTCTTGCATCCGTAGCAGAAGGTGCTTTAAGTAAGTTTAATCAATTAAATAGTACAGCGCTTCCAGCAGCTATAAATAACTTTAGTGACATTGGAATTATTGCAAGAATTGCAACCGCCCAGGCGGGACAAATGGTTGAAGGTTACGGAAAAGTTTCTGCTGCTGAAATTAAAACAGCTAAAGAAGTAAGAAAGGCTGTTGCCGATGTTGTCGTTCAGAAGAAGCAAAGTCAAGGAATTGACATCATTGGTGGAGCAAAAACAGAATCTGGTCGTGCAATGCTCGTTGAGCTTGCTGGTGCATCAAACGCTCAAGAAGTTGCTAATATGGAATTGGAGCAGTCACTCGGTTCGCTTGAAGTAGCTATTCAAAAAATTAAAAACGCATTTAAGCTTTTTGCTGCGGATTTGATGAAGACAATTGGTCCAGCATTGAAGAGCATGGCTGATAAAATTCAGGTATTCTATGAAAAATGGCAATCACTGTCCGAGGCTACTAGACAAAATATATCCAAAGTAATTCTTGGGTTCCTTGCGTTCCTAGCTATTCTTGGTCCAGTAGTTCTTGCTATCGGTACAATTCAAGCATCAATGGGTGTTTTGGGTAGAGCTCTTACTGGTTTACTTCCTAAGCTTGCAACAACAGAAGGTGGATTTGTTGGATTAGGAACATCTGCTTCCATAGCTAATGCAAAAGTAAAAGCCCTGTATGGCACTATTGTTGCAAAGTCATTGCAAAGTAAATTATTAGGTACTAAAACTGGATCACTTGCTGACGCACAAAGCGCAGCACAAGCGGCGATGGGTAGTTTTGCAGCACCAAAATCAACTACTTTTACTCCAAAAACTGCAAAAGCATTGGCTCCATTACATCAAGCAAGAATAACTCAAGCTGAACAGCTTAGAGAGTTTTTGGCAAGAAACTCTGGGGCAACAAAAACTGATTTCTTAAAGAGTAGAGCTATTTCTAGCAAGATTGCCTCTGGAGCCGCTCTAACTCCAGCACAATATGCGTATCAGCTTACAAATTCAGCAAAAGTAGCAAGTGTTCCAGGCGCTCTTGCTGCTGGTAAAGCAGCGGCTGTTACAAGAATTGATGATATTAATAGAAATATAAGAACTGGTGTAGCTAACAGAAACGCAACAGGTATAAGAGCTGCCTTTAGACAGAATCAAGTAGCGGCAAGAGACCCGTTCTATAAAGCCAAGGGTATTGCTACAGACAGAATGGGTACTCGCTTCTTTAGGGCTGGAGAAGAACTTCTTGATGACACTACTCCTGGAACACCGAGCCGTACAAGAGGAGCGCTCTCAAGACTTAGTGGTGGAAGAATATCAGCAACAAGAAGACTTCTTGGAACAGCGGAAGATCAAGCAAACATTCTTGCTGGCGGTGGTGTTCAGGGCGCAAGGATGCAAACACAACTTCGTGCTCGTAAAGCTGTAGGTGGTATTAAAGACTTTGCAACAACGAGCAAGACAGCAAATCTTGGCAAAGGTTTTGTAGAAGCCTTAAGACCGATTAAACAATTCAAAGCTGGTGTTAGTGGTGCTAGGGGTGCCATGGCGGCTCTTGAAGCTCAGCAAAGAACACTTGGTCTAGCAGGTCCAGGCGCATTCAGAAAACTGGGTGTTGCTATTAAGGGATTTGTTACAAATGTAAAACTTGCAGATCTTGCAATGAAGATATTCAGAATGACAATGCTTGCTACTGGTATTGGAGCAATTGTTTTGGGCATCGGTGTAGCAGTAATGCTTGTTGTTAAAAACTTTGGAATGTTCAAAGAAAAAGCGGCTGGACCACTGAGAGGTCTTGCATTTGCTTTCGGTGTCATCAAGAAAGCATTGATGGAAATAACAAGACCAATTCAGGACTTGTTCGCTCAGTTCGGTGGTGGAGCAAAGGGGACAGAAGGTTCTGTTAATGGACTTGTTACAATATTTAGACAATTCGTTAAGGTTGTGCAAATGGTTGCACAAGCGTTTAAATCGCTTGTTGAAAATATTATCAAACCATATCTGTACGCAGTGGTCAATATTGTTATGGCTGTTGTTTCCATGTTCAAGGGAAATTGGGGTGACGCACTCAAGTTCTTAACAGCAGCCTTTGCCAGAGTCGCAGAAGTGCTTGTAAGTATATGGCAAGCAGTAATGAAAGTTCTTATCAAGGTTGCTGGCTTTATAGTAAAAGCAGTTATCACCATATTTGCTGGTTTAATGAAGGGTCTTGTAAAAGTTATTGCCCTAGGCGTTAAATTGATGCTTACATCACTCACAGCAATACCAAAAGCAGTTGCAAAGGGTTTTAGTTGGCTTAGCAAGATCCCAGGTATGGGATGGTTCAGTGCAATAAGTGATGGCATGAATGACACTATTGACGGAATGTATGGGATGGTTGATGCTGGAGCCGATGCTGCTAGTGGTGCTATTGACGCTCTTGCTGATGGCGCTAAGGGATTGGTTGATGGCGGAGTAAATCTTTATGGCAAGGCAATTGATGGAATAGCAAATACTATCAAGGGTGGTTTGAAGAAAGGCGCAGATCTTGGTGTTAAAGAAAGCACCCATTCTCTTCAGAAAGGGAAGAAGCCTCTCGTTGATGCTGGCACAGAGGCTGGTGAAGCCGCTGGTGAAGCTATTGCCAATTCTGCTGGTGATGGTTTTGAAGAGAATGATCCATCTGGAAAGATTGGTGAGAAGCTCAAGGAAGGTATTAAGAGCGCAGTTCAGGATCTGCAGAATTACATTGCTGGTGAATTAAGTAGTGCAATTGGCAAGTATGTTGACGCATCAATAAAGTCTCTTGAAAAGCAAAGAGATTCTGCGCTAAAAATATTTGATGTTCAGATCAAGACGCTTGGTAAGCTTGAAAAAGCCGAAGAGTCACTAACAAAGACAAAAGAGTTTGAAGCCAACAAGCGCAAGATGCTTGATGACAAAGCCCTTAGTGATGAGCAGTTCCGTAGAAACTATGCATTGGCTGTTTATGAAGGTCGCACAGATGATGCAAGAATGCTCCAGCTTGAGCAGGTTTCTCAAACAAAATCGTTTAATCAAGATCTCAATTCGCTTGAATCAGGTCGTGCAAAAGACCTTGCAAAAGAAAATCTTGATGCGCTTAAAGATGCTATCAATGAAGCAAAAGATGCGGCTCAGAAATTCTTTGATGAATCAATTGTTAAGTTCCAAGAATCTATTGAGACTATCACTAAGTTCCCACCAGTAACGATTGAAGATTACAAGACTCAAATTGGAGAGCTTTACAACATCACAAATCAAACAGCAACTGATAACAGTGCTGCGTTTGAAAAGATGTTTACCAACTTTGCTACAACTATTAATACAAAGATGCCAAATGATGTTGTCGGTGCATTTAGTACAAATCTTGATGAACTGGTTCTGGTAGCAAAAGAGAAGTATGGTCTAGGTTCAGATACTAGCGAGAATACAGTTATTGGCGTAACAATCGGAATGCTTGCCAGTGTTGGCGGTGTGTTTGGTGATAAGAAACAAACAGTTATTGACTCGTTTGGTCTTGTTACAACTGGTCTAAAAGATAACTTTGCGGAATCAGCAACAGCTATTGTTAAATCCGTAACTGATGATTTCTTGACACCATTTGCTGAGGCAACAACTAAGTTCAAAGATAACTGGGAAAAGGTTTATAAGCAAGCAATTATTGATGGCAATAGAGCAATAACAGATGCTCTAAGAAATGATGTCTCTGTTAACAAAGAATTGTTTGAAGAGATGCGTGGATACATTGATGCAACAACTCTTAAATGGCTTGGTCTTAAAGCAGCAGCAGAAGCTGCTGGTGAGGCTCAAAAGGATGCTGCGGCTGGCGGTGGTGGAGGCGGTAGTGGAACAACAGGTAGCACATCTTCTGGAGCTGGTCTTAATGTTGGAAGGGCTGATGCTTTCACTTCTAATAACGCACTAAGAGCGGTTAAGGGTCTCGCTCCACTAACCTATCAGCAATTCACCGTAGGAACTGGTCTTTCAACGGCAGCTATTGCTGCAAAACCAATTAAGCCATCATTTATTCCAAACCCATCATTGAAGCCAGAGTCAAGAGCAAAGGGTGGAATTATTCCGTCACAGCGCCAAAATCAAAATAATGGATATCCAGAAGGATACATTCCAGCACCAACACAAGAAGGTGTACCAGCACTTCTTCATGGTGGAGAATACATTCTTAATGCGAAGGCAGTTCAAAGAATTGGTGTAGGTGCTTTGAATAAGATGAATAATAATCTTATTCCAAAATTCCTTAAGGGTGGTCAAGTACCAAAGAGGAGTGGGGCGATAACTCCAAAGAAGGGTGACGGAACATTAAACGGTCCCTACGGAACCGTTGTTAAGCCAGTTGTACCAGGAAATATAAATCTTAATAAACTACCTGTAGTAAAAAACAATATCAAAGGTGAAGGCGGGGTAAGCACAGTTAGGTCACTCAGTATTGGAACAGATCGTGGCACAATGCTTATTCCAACAGTTGTTAATGGAAAAATTATAAGTGATCAACAAGCAATAAAGTTTGCAATAAATAGCGGTAAGAATTTAGGAGTCTATAAAGATGATGCTACTGCTGAAATGGCTGCACAACTTATCCATATGTCGGAAGCAAATAGAGTTGGAAGAGCAAATCCTTCAAACACAAGAGGAAGCGCAGACAGAATTGAGCCAAAGAGAAGTGCTAGCAGTAAGTTCCCTACCGCAGACACGGTAGATAGATATTTCACTAAAACTAAGCGTGAGATGCAAGCCAGCAGTCCTCTTGGTGCTGCTCGTTTAGCACAGCAAGACGCTGGTTATGTTCAGCCAAAATATGATTGGACAAACATGACTAAGTTTGGAATGGGTGGATTGACAATTGGTGCCGAAATGCTTGGTACATATTTTGGTGGTCCAGTCGGTGGTGCGCTTGCAACTGCAGCTGCATACAACCTTACTAATAGACTTGGAAATCATCTTGCAAGCACAGGAGCAGCTCCTGGATTTAAGGGTGATACAACGCTAAAGGGTGCTGCGACAATGGGTGGATTTGCATTGGGTGGTGCTATTGCTGGTTCAGCACTGGGGCAAGGGCTTAGCGCAATAAGCGGTTTGATTGGTAGAAGGTCAGTTAATCAAGCAACATCAGCGGCACTTCAAGAAACAATTCAATCAGCAGTTCCTAAGCCTTCAATGGCTCTTGAGATATATCGTGGTCCATTGCAAGCTCAAACTATTACAAGAGAGGCATTGAGGGATGCTGATAAGATAATCACTGAGTCATTTGAAATGTATAAGATTGGAACAGAGAATGTTGGATTTGGTGTACCAATAAGCAGTGGTGGTTGGGATACAGCATTAAACTTTAAGAAAGTTGATTTAAATCCATATGACATAAGTGGATTGAGCCCAATGTCTGATGCTGGACAAAAAACAGCAAAAGATTGGATAGCTGCTCATATGGCATATAAATCAGAAACAGGTAATACTAAGTCAAACTTTATTGATGCACTTCTGTATTCTGGAAAAAGAGGGGATATCAATTCACTTCTTAAGTTTAATCAGTACGCCCAGTCTGGAAGAAAACTCCTTAATGATGCAAAATTTGATAATTTTTACACAACTCCAATAGAGGATTTGCAGAGAAGTGTTCAAAGAGGTGGTTTAGATTCTCTTACTTTAGACGATTTATTCTTAGTTCACGAAACAAAATATGCTCCACCACTTGATAAATTTGGAAATATTTCTCTAAGACCAGCAGCTGATTATCAAACACTTTTTACTGATGAACTTGGATATACCAATGAGTATGTAAGAGATAGTATCCATATGGCAGTAAATCATCTCGTTACTGGTCATCAGCAAAGAGCCAATATTGAAGGTGCTCACATAATTGTTTCAAAACTTAAAGATGTAATAAATGCTAATCCAGGCGCATTAGATAACCTATACACAGTTGATTCCTGGCTTACTCCAAAACCAGGACAGGGTTTAACAATTCCAAAGGGTTCATTTGAGCAGATATCCTCTGCTACTAATCCAGGGCAGCAGGTTCAAAATGCAATGGAAAAATTACTTGGATCAAAAATAACAAGTAAGCATTTATTTAAAGGCGGGGATCATGGTTCTAACACAGAAGGTGCTGATCAGTTACTTAGAATACTTGGAAGGGATCTTGATACTGGATTTGGTCCTCATTTTGACTCACCTACTTATCATAACTCATTAGCGAGAAATATGAAAGAGGCAGGATGGAATGTTGGTCAAGCATTTAGTGAGCATGGCATATCTACTTTAAGTGATAATGCAATTGCTCGTTTATTCAGTAGAAGTGGTATGCTTACTGGTGTTAGTAGGCGTTCAGATTGGATAAATCCATCAGTTATGAAAGCAGGTGGCTATCTCCCTGGATCTCCTTCAACAGCGATTCCTGCAATTCTTCATGGTGGTGAATATGTTGTTAATGCTGATGCTGTGAGAAACATGGGTGTAAGAACAATGCAAAGCATTAACCAATCAAAGTTTAGAGCACCTTCTGGAGTCCCAGCTTATGCAGGTGGTGGAGGAACAACTAGCGTATCCACCGTGAATATCAATGTTGACACATTTGTTGGTGAAGAAGAATGGTTTAAGAGTATGATGAAGAGTTACAATGTTAATGTCCTTCCAAAACAACAGAAAGCCGCTGGTGTGGAGACAAGAACATTCACAAGCTACAACGGAATAAACCAGGGGTTATAAATGCCAACAATTCAAAATCAACAGCCTAATATAACCCATCTTGTTGTGCTTAATGGCACAGAGATTACGGAGCATGGTCGGACCATGAGTAGCACTATGTCAACATCGGCATCTAATGTTGAGTTGCTTAATGGGAATAAGCGAAGATTCATTAAGAATGCAAAGAACAACTATACTCTCTCGTTTACATACCTCCCAGACATGTCGGAAAGAACCATTGATGGTCGTGTTGCAAGAAACTTTCTTTATGCATTAGCAAAGACACCATCATCAGCAACCTTTTCAATTATTCTTGATCCAGCAGAACCTGCTTACAATACGGTAGTTTATGTTGAGTCATATACTGAAACATTAGTGAGAAGAGATATTCCCAACCAGTGTGCATACTACAATGTTGAGATTTCTCTTAAAGAGAAATAAGAGATGTCTGATAGTTTTTATTCATTTAGTGAACCACTTAATCGTGGTATAGATTTCTACCAAGCGGATGCTGCGGATGTCACGATTGACATCAATATCAGTTCGTCACTTACAATATCGTCTTATCAAATAAGATTTGCAAATATTGTAATTGCATCAAACTCTGATGTCGTATCTAATTCATATAAAGTCGCATACGCAGCAGCTAATCTTTCTGTTGATGGCGCAACAGTTATTGTCGCAACAGAAAGACAGGATGGCGATGTTGTAATTTCAGCAGAAGTCCTTGTTGAAACAAATATTACAAAGATTGCCTATGCGAGTGCATCAATTTCTGCTAGCTCTGAGTCTAGTATAAGCGGGACAAAGATTTCAATATCTTCATGCTCAATGAGCATAGATTCGTCTGTATCAGTGTCCATGATAAAAATATCGCATGGCGTTTCGCAGATAGATATTCTTTCATCAATGCTTTCAAGCGGAACACGAATTGTCTTTGGTCGTACAAATCTATCTGGTGAGGTTAGTCTATTTGTAGCTGGAAAGATAGTTCTTGCAACAATTAGAATTAACATATTAAATAACTCTAATATACGAGCAGAAGCAATTAGATTTAGCAATAACATTACTGCTGACTCTTCATTAATCAGAGCGCTACTCATACTTGATGGAAAACCATTAACCAACCAAAGTCGCACACTTGATTCATCCGTTGCTCCGTTATACATTGAGAACACAAATTGGTCAGGAGATTCATCTCGTTATTACAAGAACAATGCTGCTGGTAGTGCGGCGAAGAGGACATTTAATATAAATTGGAGTTTTATCCCTAATTATAGTGATAGAACAGTAGATTATAAAGAGGGAAGAAATTATATAAAGTCATTATCAATGGATGCTGATACTCATACGCTTACAATTATAAATCAAGATGAAGACGGGGTAACTCCATACACAGAGGAGCAAATCACTGTATTTATTTCAAACTTCTCTGAGAACTTAATTAGAAGAGATCTTGTAGATGATGTATACTATTTTAGCTGCGCAATGACGCTGGAAGAGGTATAAATGTTAACATCTGGACTATACGGTAAAGATCTATCTAATTCATTTAATTCAGCTATAGTAGCACCAGCTCAGAAAATTAAGCCTAAGGTTATTATTAAATGGCTGGACAGTCGTCACTTAGACAATCTTGTTGTAACAACAAATGATGCGCCAGCTGTTAATTCGTATCCTTCAAGAGGATTTTTCTTCCCTGCATCAGAAGCCTTTAATGGCATTAGGAGACAGTCATTTACATGGGCTGTTGCTGGAGCCCTGGATGCTGATGGCGATGTGATAAGGGCGGATGGTTCTTGGTATGCAATGCCTTCGTTAACAACAAATGATCTATCTAATACCCAGATGGGTAGTAGTTTAGAGTTTGGATGGTGGTCTAATAGTGTAAGTAATTCAAATACTCATGCTACATATGACGGGTATGGTTTTGTTACAAGTCCATATATACAAGCTACATTCACAACAAGAAAAGTAAATAAGATTCGTATAATTACATCGGAGTTTTATGGACAAATCTCTACATACCTACTGCAAGCATATGACGGGTCATTGAATCTCATTCTTAATGAGACTGGTACTATCCCTGATGATGGTTACTATAGAGATCACATTCTCTCAGAGGCATTGTCTACAAATAACATTTCAAAAATAAAAGTTACTGTGTATACAACTAAAAATCCAGGAGACTATGCTAGGATTCAGGAAATTGTTCCTATTTACGAGGAAGATATCAGTGAATATGTAATGTCATATTCAGTAAATAGAACAAGGGATATACACTCAACTAGCTTGCCAATCGGTGGTTCTGAAACTGCATCAGTTGATTTAAAACTTGATAATACTGGAAAACTGTTTAATATTTTTAATAGTGCATCTACATATGGTAAATACATGGCTAAAGACCTTGAGGTTGAAATATACACTGGGTGGAGAATTAAGAAACCTAGTAGTGATTATCTAAATAGCTCTGTATTAACAACACAACTCCAGGCAAATATTTCAAACTCATCTTCAACATTTTCTGTGCTTGATAAATCATCCCTTCCGTCTGGCGGTGCTGGTAATTACTTTACTGTGGTTATTGATAAGGGGACACAATCCGAGGAAGTAATCTTGTGCTCATCAGTTGATTCTTCAAGTGTTGTGACGGTGTTAGAAAGAGGTTACGGAGATACTATCGCTAAATCACATACTGTCGGTGCGACAGTATCGTTTGATATTTATGAATATGTAAAGAACGGTACTTTTTATGTAGATGAATGGACAGTCGGAACTGATATGACTGTTGGTGCAAATCTCCAGGACTGGAGCAAATTTCTTTCTGAAAGGTCAATTAATTATGGTTTCTTTTTACAGAACGCCTATGTTGGTGATGCTGTAAAGAATCTTTTGATGAGAGCAAATTTTCCAAGCGCTGATATTAAAAAGTTAAATACTTATAAACAGGGTGCAAAAGATCGTGAGGCTGTGTCTCTGTATTCGTTCAACGAACAAACAATTGATAGAAGTGGAAATAGCATTATTCCATCAACTGGATTGAGGGCTCGTTTTTGGGGAATGCCAACGAATCAAAAAAATATCCAGTCAGTTAAAGACATTGTTGCTGATGCTATTGATAAAGAACTATCACCAATGGATAAAGCCTTGGGAGAAAAAAGCTTTGTATCCCCAACACTAACATTACTGTCAAAGAGTATATCAACATCAAATACTAGTGCTCTAGACATATCAAATTATTCTTTTACGGGTAATGATTCGGCTGTATATTCCGAGTATTTCAATGGGGTGTTTGATGGTTACTACATCCCCACCGACTCTGGTCTACAGAAATTAATTGTTTTTATTTCATATGGCGGTGTTAGATTATATCTTGATGATATTCTAATCCTTGATAAATACCAGACAACCACTAGCTCAACTAGGTATGAATCAAGCATGGTGAATCTATCAGCTGGTGTTCCAAGAAAAATAAGAATAGAGTTCTTTCACTCGTTTAATAATTCTGGATCAGCATCATTTAGCATATCGCTATACAAAGCGCTGAGCGGCGGTTCGGATGCAATTGTATCAGCAGCAGAATGTTGCACGATTGTTCCATTGGATGCGATTGGAAGCAAGAACTCCTCATCTACATGGTCAACTGCGGATTCATACAATCACAGAAACAATGGCGTATACATTAACAATCCAAAGCTAAGTCAACCGACTGGTCTAGTATCAGACCAAACGGATAAGTCGGTACTACTTGAAAACAATGCGTATATTAGAATTCCATATACGGCAACGAATGATTTGTCAACAAAAAATGAATGGACAATGGAATTTTTTGGGAAGTTCCATGCTCAGAATGTAGGTGCTGCCCCAGCCCCGATTACTGTTACGAATAGCGGTGCATCTAGCTATTTAATAAACGGAGTTTCTAATGCAACAATTTCCATGGTTCGTGGGGGGCTCTACACACTTCAGGTCAATGCAACTGGTCATCCATTTTGGATTCAAACATCAGCTGGTGCTTATAATGCAGCAAATGTTGTAGCTTCAGGAATTATAAACAATGGATCTGCAGTTGGAACTATCACATTTCAAGTTCCTGCTAATGCCCCAAGCACCTTGTATTACGCTTGCCAACATCACGCTGCGATGGCTGGAACAATAACGATCACAGGGGCAGCAAACCCTTATGAATCAATTTTAGGTGATGGAGAGTACATAAGTAATTGGAGTAATTCAATTGCGACATCTGGTTTTGAGTTTTTTAACAACTCCGTTTCTCATGGATTTAGATTAAAAACGGTATTAGCTAATAGCGCCGTTGTAACAGAAACAGTATCGTCAAATACAGCACTTTCTAACTCATCTTCATATCACATAGTGAGTGTGTATGATGGCTCGGATTTAAAGTATTATGTAAATGGTGTTTTGCAAGACACTGAGGTGATAGAGGGAACTCCAGTAAGTTGGGCATCAAAAGATACCACAATTGGGGGTAGAGGAGCAAGCTTTGCGTCTGGAGTAGAGGTTACGCCGCCCACTATCAGAAGCTTCTATGTAGATGAGTTTGCAGTGTATGACAAAGCACTCACTTCTGAGAATATCAAGGATAGATACATTGAGTCTGCAATGCAACCGCTTACTCAGTTTGCATTTTTGTACGGCAATGAAACATCAATTCGTGAAATTATGAATGACATTACATTTGCGGATATGGGTCGTATTTATATAGATGAAAATGATAAAGCTAAATATGAACACTTCTATAGGTTCTTTGAACCATCAATTGATCAGCATGCAAATGTTCAGTCATATTTTAGTGACTCAACTAATATTACAAATAGCAATTATAATGTTTCGCTTCAATGTAATAAGGTTGTTATACCTATCTCATCAATTCAGACATCTACAAACGCTGTTCAGTCTTTATGGATAGCACCAGATGGTTCAAGCTTGGCTACAACAAAGCTGACTTCCAATCTGGCATCAAATGCAAATGTTGCATATGTATCAACAACGCTGGATCCTGTTTATGCAGATACTGGGTATATCAAGATAAATAGTGAGATTATTAAATATATTTCAAAAACAGCTACATCATTTAACGGCTTAGAGAGAGCGCAGTATCAAACAACTGCTGCCGCTCATGTTGCTGATGATAAGGTTCGTGAGTCTCGCTACTATGATATTAAGTTTGACAAGGCTCCAGCCTATAACATAAAAGCACCATTCATCAGTGCGATTTTGTTTGAAAACCCAAAGAAGGTTGAAATCACAAAGTATTTACCATATCCATACGGTGCTGAGATGATTCTATCTGCAAGTGAGGATTCTGAAGTTGGCGGGCTCGTATTTCTACAAGGAACTGACCCTTTAACAAAGTATCCATACGCAACTGTATTGAGCGGAACAGCGGTGATGATGAGTGAGCAGAATGTTCAGGTTAAGGAACAGTCAGCTTCTTTGGCTGACAGTATTAAGAAGTACGGTGTTAAGGATGTAACAATTCAAAGCCCGTTTATTACGGATTCAGTTCATGCTAAAAAACTTGCTGATTTTATTATTGAAAAAACACAAATACCTGTTCCAATCATTAATCTTGATGTAACAGCAATGCCAAAAATCCAATTGGGTGATAGAATTAGAGTAACAAATCTGAGTGCTTTGGATATTACAAACACTGATTATTGGGTTATTTCTCATAATACAACCATTGGGGATAATGTATCTCAAAATCTGGTGTTAAGGAAGGTTTCATAATGCCTAGTGAGAATACGATATACTTCTTCCCTGGTCGTGGTGGGCACTCTCATGATGGGAATAATTCAAGCCTAATTGATACCACTCAGTATTCTTTGTTTGATTTCTCATGGGGTTTGCTTGGGGATCCAGATAGAAGGTCAACACAGTCTCGTAATTACGATAGCTTTAAAAACTTTGTTGTAGAGACTGTCAACTCATCACTAATTGAGCCAGCTGGTCTTGTCCTTCAGCCTGGAATTGTGAACGGATCTGCTCATATTATTTCAAGATCAATTGAGGCTAATTCAATTGCGGCAAATGCATTGACCGCAAATGAAATTGCTGCGAACACAATTACTTCAAATGAGCTTACAGCTAACTTTGTTCTTGTAAACACCATCATCGCCAGTAACAATTTTAATGGCACATATAATGCAAATACTTTTGCGTTTAGTAATGCGGGAACTACTGGCTGGGCTATTACAAGCTCAGGAGATGCTGTGTTTACAAATGGACAATTCAGAGGAAACCTCTTTGTTGGTGCTAACGATTATTGGTATTCAAATGGCGCTTTTGCTCTTGGTGGGAATACTGGTATTTATAGAAATGTTGGCGAGGGAATTACTCTTGGAGCAAATGTAACAATACTTGGTGGAGTGACAGCAACCGCTGTATCAACCCCAGGAATTGATATCTTGTCTGATGGGACAATATCTAGCGCAAACTTTAATGTATCTGCTAGTGGAGATATCACAGCAACTAATGCGGATATTTCTGGAACAATAAATGCAACATCTGGAAGCATTGCTGGTTGGTCAATAAGCACCGACACAATCTCAGCCGACAGTGGGAATATTAGTTTGTACCAAGAAGCTGGGTACGGAGCAGTGATTGCTGGTACTGGCGCTGGAACACAAATTATCTTGAATTCCGAAGCGCAGTTACATGCAGAGTTTGGCGGTATAGACACTGATATCAATTTCCAAACAGATTCTGCGTATGTTTTCAGGATAACCGATGGTAGTCAGCTTGCAAGAATTTCTCCATCTTTGATTTCTTTCGTTAGCGGCGTTAATTTTTCAG